GCTGTGGTCCAACGCCGCACGTAGAACGTAAGACCTGTGATCGCCGTGAGCGCATCACCACGACCGTTTACGTAGATGCCGTTGAGGTCAACGCCTCGAACTGCTTGACGAATGACAATGACGGGGTCTTCCGTGTTGATCGTCGCGTGGGTGGTGTAAACCACTGCCGGCGTGCTGCTGGTGATTGAATAAACGAATGGCATGATGCTTCCTTTTGATGAAAATCAAGGAGGCATCTGCCATACGGGGTCTTTCGACGCGGTATGGACGCGTGCTTGTGGTTAGTGAACTTACTTGCTTTTCATGGCCTCTAGCCATTTCTCCCAAGCAGTGACCACGCCTTTTGCAAGGCGGATCAGGGCTTCATGAAGTTGAATTGTCGGTGGAGTCATGCTGAGTACAGAAGAATTCCTTCGGTGGTGATTTTCTTCCGGTAGGCCTTTTCTGCTTCCATTGACCAGAATACGACTTCCTTGGCGTCGCCATCCACATTGAAGCCTCGCCCATCGCTAAGAACCGCAAATGCTTTCGCTCCGCCAGTCGTGCGGAGTTTGCAGTCCTCGTCCCATTCGATGCCATAGCTAATCCCCGGGAACCAACCGCCAGGCGTATTCTGTGAGATACCAATTTGAATGCCAACAACTCCATCGCCGCGGGTCATTGTGAACATGCCGTGCCCATCGCGACCGCCTTGTGTTGACACGCGAACGAGGTATGTTTTCATGTCCCGTGCACCTCCTCTTCGCTCGGGGCAAGAATCGCCGAACTCTCAAGACCCCACGAAGGATCGAGTCCTGACTGAGTTCCTTGCCTCAGAGTCTTGATGGCTCCGTGCATCGCGTTGATTGCATCAACGACTTCATACTTGCCCCACGGAACAAGATCGTCTCCGTGTTGGTCTTTGATGTGAACGAGGATTTTCATCCTTTTCCTTTGATGAGTCTCGCAAGAGGTGAGGCATCCTCTTGGATGACTGTCACGAGTTCTTGCTCGGACAGGAATCTCCCATGCGCTTCCAACTGTTCGTTCTTCATCTTTTCGTAGAACACTTCGTCAGGAACCTTCATCATTCCAGCTACTTCTCCGTAAGTATCGGAGCATTTTTGGCACTGGTAGAACACGAAGTTCATGTTCTGTTCAGGCACTTTCCCGCCCTCGATTCCGCAGTTGGCGCAGAAGACTGGAACCCAGTAACCTCCCTTACCGGCAGTCAGACCGGTGGGGTTCTTTGCTCTGGAGTCTGGAAGCAAATCCATTTACGAGAAGCTCCCCGAAATCACTCCTGCCTCCAAGGCTGCTTGGTAGATCGCGGCTGACATATCTGCACCTCTGGACATTCCAGGAGTCGCCTCGGCCCCAAAGACAGTTCCGAACAATTCGCCTGCGATCAGGAACTGAACGTTCTTGACCGGTTCACCACCGACTGATTTGGTGAACGTCACCATAATCGATGGGGTTTCCATGCTCACTTTGATGTGTGAGATTGCCGTGCTTTCTACGACGTTTTCTGTGAGCATATTTCTACCCCTTATTGAATACCTATGGCGCGGCCGTCAGGGCCTCGGAGAATGGTTCTAGGCTTGGACATGGCTGCTGCGAGTGCTGCTTGCGTCTTGCTGAGCGTATCGATCACGGATTTTAGATCGCCGCCATTTGATTTGGCGACTTCTGCATCCGCTCCGATTTGAGCTTTCTGGGCTTCGGTATTCGTTGCGGTTTGAGCTTGAATTTGCGCCAGTAGAATCTTCGTATCCCTTTCCAACTGAGCACGTTGATTCTCGGCGTCGATTTTCATCTGTTCGATCATCATTTCATGATTCCGCTGCGCTTCGTCGTTTGCCGCTTGAAGTTGGGCTTTGTGCGTGTCAACTTGGGCTTGCAATTGCTGTTGGGCCGTCGCTTGAGCCTGTTGCGCTGCTTGTTCGTTCGAATCTACTTGAGCCTGTAGCTGCATTTTCTCGCGCTCAAGCTGCATTTGAGCCGCAGTCTTGCCGCTTTCGAGTTGAAGCTGCATCTGGCCCTTTGCTTGCTCGATCTGCATCGCAACTTGACCCTTGACTACCTCAGGATCAGGTTTCGGAGGCTGCGGAGGTTGTTTAGCGGGGTCTGAGAAGAACTTGTCACCGTTCTTCTGCCCTGCAAGTTTCGCAAGTTCCACAGACGCGTTGTAGATATTCTCAGGAGTCGCGGCACCTACAGCATGTACTTTCTCTTGCTGAGCAATGACTGCCTGAATCTGCATCATCTGCTGAGTCTTGGTCCCGACACCAAGCCCGACCGAGATATTCATGTCGAACTGGTTACGCCATTCTCTGGGGTCAATATCTACCCATTCACCAGAGAGGTGGACTTGAACATCCTTGTCTTGATACTGAGTAACGAGCTTCAGCATCTGCCGGAACAGTTCTACAAACCCTTCAGCAAAATTCCGTGCGATCAGGTCAATCCGCATATCGTCTTTGTTGGCGACGATATCCATTCCTGTGGCAGTTCCCTGGGCAAGTCTGCCTGCTTGGTTCCCTTGGCTGTACCGAGTCCACCCTGAGGCAGATTCTCCAAAACCTTCCATGAACTCAAGCAGAGACATCGCCTCACCGATGTTCCCCTTTCCCTGATCCAATCGGCCTACTGCACCTGCCTCTTTGACACGAACCGCGCCACCTGGGCGACTCGTCAGCAGGTCATCAAGATTGACTCTGCCTTCAACTGCAAAGTAACGCCCGTTGACTTCGAGGTACAGATTGTCAAGAACAGATCGGAGAATGCTTGTCTTCGTCTTCTGGGTTTCCATGCAGAGGTCTGCAACGGAAAGCCCGGTGAACTTGTGCGGTTGCCGCAGTGCAACAATATCGACGAACGGAGCTAGATCGCACTCCTCGTTGTCGAGAATCTCATTCCCAGCACGAGTGACTTTGCGAAGTTCTGCGATCCCGTCGCCATCCCAATCGCATCTGACATAGCATTCAGTCACCCATACCTGGCGCTGTGACTCATCACCGGGAGGATTGTCAAGCTGAATGTAAGCCTGCTCGTCATCAACACTCAAGCGTTCGATACGCTCGGCGTTCATGTTCGACGATCCGTCATCACCGGATAGGTTGTCCAGAATCCCGTCTGGATACCCCATAGACCGAAGATCGCTGATCGTCCTGGCGAACCGGTGACCCACGAATGGAGCATCCTTGATGTTCTTGGCCTTCCTGCTGATCAGGAACTCTTCAGGTGGGACGTTCTCGATGCAGAGTTTTCCGCCCTTCTTGGAACGCTTTGCAGTTACGTCGTACAGCAGAACAGGGGGCGCCGCATTGATCTGTGCGATGTGCTGCTCTAGTCCTTGCTTCTGCGCGAGCATGGCATGGGCTTGCTTGCGGCTCTGTGGCCCAGGAGGTTGCTGGGCGAACTGTGCGGCCTGTTGATCAAGTTGGGCTAGCTGCTGTTGGGCTTGCTCGATAGCCTTCTGCCTAGCCTCGATGTCGTCTTCGTCTGGATAGGCTTTCTGCCCTGTAATCTCGATTTCCTCGTCGTCCATCAACTCAGCGAGGTTTACCTGGGTCAGTCCGCGGTACTCTTCTTTTTTCTCTTCGGATCGTGTATCCCACCAGACTTTGATAAGTCCGTTCTTCTGAAGGAGCGCATCGCGCATCCATGTCTCGGCGATGGTGTGCCCCGAATTCTGTTTCCAGAATAGGTAGTTCATATAATCAGTGCATTGTTTTGATTTCTGCTCGTCTCCGGGTTTGGTAGCCTCGAACTCGACGACAGAATCACCACCGGTGAACTTGACCATCAATTGAGGCAGCATGGCCTCGATGGTATTTCTAACGAAGGTATCGACTACTGCCGAACGCCCGTCTACTTCAGGTGGAGCCAGGTCACCCTTGGCCTCGCCCAAGTAGTACCACATTGCCTTGCGGCGTTGCTCGGCAAGTTTTCCACCGTCATACCCTAAGGCATTGCGAATCTCAAGGTCGGTTAATGCCTTGAGTTCGTCTTCGGTTATCCGCTCAGGTTTTGCCATTCGGGGCGCCTCTCGGCGATGCCTTTATCAATGCAATTATAGGCTCTAGGTGGTTGTGATCCTTGGATACTTGAGCGCTTTCATTTCGGTAGGCTTCTCATACGCCACGGCCATCAACCCCGCAGCATCGGCCCCGTGACTTGAATTGGCGACCAGATATGCCATGCCGTCATCACCCCTGACAAAATAGCACTCATCCCGCTCGATAGTCAGACTGTACGCTGGCTCGGCGTTCTCGCTCAACCCGAGCATGGTCCGCTCGCTTGCAGGTCGGGCTACATCTGGCTCCGAAGGCTTGGTAACAGCCGAAGGTAATGCCACAGACTCGGCATACGCATTGATATCTCGGCACCGACTTGTGCTGTCTCCTATGCATGAACTTGGGCAAAGCTTCAAGGTTTTCTGGGTGATTGTTAAACGGGTCATCATCGATGTGATGTACCTCGCAACCATCCTGGACCGAACCATGCATAGCCGCATATACCACCCGGTGCATGAGCACAGATCGCTTCGGCTTGCCTCTCGGGTTGCCGATGTAATACCGGCCATGAAGCCTAAACGCAACACCGAGCACAGTGACCCGAGGATGCGCAGGCCCCAGGAATCGCGGGTCCAGAATTGATCCGACGATTGCAGGTCTGCTGCCGTTACGAGTCCCCGATTCGTGAAATACCGGTGTTCTGGCGTGCTCTTGATACCCTTGATCGTTACCCATTTGCCCGACATCCTCACTATGCCAGACCTGAGTATCGCGCGCGGGCCACATGGTGTCAACACTTGACTATGAACAGTTAACAACTCAATTGGATCCCAGCACCCGCTTGCTAGTAGTACCTCTGTCCCTGCTGCAAAGCACCAATCATGCTCAGGACCTAACCCGATATCCCTGTCTTCGTCCTTTTTCTCGTGATACCACCCAAGTGCGTCGATTCCGGGCTGGCAGGTAGACTCGTTGAACCACATGCTCGGGAAGAGTCTGCGGAGCGCTTCGATTCTCGCTTTCGCTGCACCTTTTCCCTGATTCGGGACAATCTCCACGTTAAATTGGGCTTCACGAAGCGCTGAAGCATAGCTAACGTCATAGACTTTGTCATTGGTATCACCATCATGAGGTAACCAGATTCCAGCTTGTCCGTATCCTTTGGAGCGCATCCAGTTTAGGTGCGTCGCCAGGGGCTGGCCTACAGCTTCGTAGTAGTCAAGAACCCGAACCTCGCGGCCGACGAATTGAGCGACCCAGATCGCCACTGCATCGGCCTTAGCTCCGGTACCGCCGATGTCCCAAAACGTACGCAGGGCCATGAGCGGGTCAGCAGAGACTCTTCCGATCCTCCCCTGTGCCCTCGCCTCGGCTAGCGGTTTGGCGTAGTAGGCTCCCTCTAGGACTGTGGCGTAACCACCCTGCCAGATGTGGTCGTACTGCTCGGGGTTCAGGCGCAGGCAGTCGAGCCTTTCCTGTTCTAGCACGCTGGGGAACATGGGGTTATCCGCCCAGTTCGCCTTAACCACGACCGAACCAGTTGGCAGGTCAGTCCCTCGGAGTAACTGGTCTACAGGGTC